CTTACGAGTTCATTGGCGTTTCTGATGAGGGCGACTTGCTCTTTGATTATGACGTCATCATGGAAAACCAGTTCATCTACGTCAACGCAGGAACAGACTTCGAGCGTTCCGTTGCTACAGGCACTGTCACTTTCACCCCTACTTGCTCTTGGATTACCTCAGCCGACGTCACCAGTTGGCTAGGCATCGAGGTTGCCACGGCCAATGACACCGCATTCATCGCTGTATGCGTCTCAGCGGCTAACTCTTGGGCATTCCGCAAGCGTAGAGAGGCTGGCTACACAGACAGCCTTACAACGGCTCCTGACGGCGCAGCCAAACTAGGAACAATCATGTATGCAGCCACCCAATATCGCTCCCGTGGCGCTGTTGACGGCTACGCATCTTTTGACTCAATGGGCATGGGCACACCAACTATGTCGCTCGGCCAAATCATGCAACTGCTTGGCTGTGGAAGGCCACAGGTTGCCTAATGGCTGCAACAGGGATTCTCTACGAAGCAGTGAACGCAACCAAGACCGCACTTACGGCTTTGGGCTTGAAACCAGTTACCGACCCACGCAACGCCCGTCCCTTGTCAGTGATGATTGAATTACCAACGCTTGATGCGTTCACATACAACGTGGGCGATATTCGGTTGGTCATTCGTGTTCTTGCTGGGCCTCCGGGCAACCAAGATTCAGGCGATTACCTGATGACCACTGTTGACACAATTATGAACTCACCAATCGCCATAGTGGATGGAAGGCCATCTCTCGCTTCATACGGCGAACAGATGCTTCCTTGCTATGACATGACCGTTGCTGTAGCAGTACGGCGCAACTAACAAAAAGGAGCCACCAATGGCAACAACAACATTCCTATCCAACGCAACTATCGGAATCACCCAAGGTGCAACCACAACTGATTTGTCAGATCAAGCCAATGCTTGCATGATTACAATCGGCCAAGACTCTCTTGAATCAACAGCATTTGGTGACACTGGTCATCGTTTCACTGGTGGCCTCCAAACAGTTGATGTGTCAATCACTTTCTTCTTGTCATACGGCGCAACCGAAGTTGAAGCAATCCTTGCATCATGCGTAGGCACAGGCACCACAATCTTGACCATCTCGCCATCAGGCGCAACAGAGTCAGCAACAAACCCTGAGTACGTTCTCACAAACTGTATGCTCGCCAACTTCACGCCAATCAACTCCACAGTTGGTGAACTCGCAACCGTAGAGGCTTCCTTCACTGGCGGCACTTGGGTACGCGACATCACTGCTTAAACAAGAAACAACATCATGCAACTCACGCTCAAAGTAACCACAGACCAAACGACCTATGAGGTCAAAACAAACCTCTACGTCATAATCGCTTGGGAACGAAAGTTCAAACAAAAGGCTTCAAACCTTGCCACTGGCGTAGGACTTGAAGATTTAGCGTTCATGGCTTTTGAATCCTGCAAAGTAAACGGCATTTCAGTGCCAGCAGTATTTGATGATTATGTCAAGCGTTTGGTTGCGATTGAAGTGGTATCGGACGAACCAACAAACCCCACCGTCGAGGCACCTACTCACGATCTCTAGCAGAAGTGCTAGTTGAGACTGGGTGGTGGCCTCCACAAATACCTTTTGAAACGCAAGACATGAACACTGTGATAGATGTGATTAACAAATCGAGGCGCAAGTGACTAGCGAACTTGGCCCTATTGAAGTTGTCGGCCTCAAAGATGCTCTTGCGCAATTGAACAAAATTGACAAGAAACTTAGGCGTTCTATCACTACTGACTTTAAGAAAATTGTTGACCCAGTACTTGTTGAGGCTCGACGCAACATTCCTGATGACGCACCGCTTTCGGGTATGGCTCGGTCTTGGACTGGCAAAAGTGGCGCTGAAATTATGCATTGGGAATCAGCAAAAGTAAATAAAAACCTCAAAGCATTTACGAGTGGAAAAAAGGTTCGTGACGCTCCGGGTGGATTTAGGCAGAACCTTGCCACGTTTGGCATTAGGTGGGGAGGCCCGCAGGCTACGCTCTTTGACATGGCGCGAAAAGGCAAATTGTCTACCGCACTTCAATCTCGATATGGCTCACCTTCTCGCGTTATTTGGCGAGCATACGAAGCCCAAGATGACTTAGTAGAAAAAGAAGTTCGCGATTTAGTGAATCGAGTCATGAAGATGACTGGCAATAACGGGAGAATCTGATGGCTATTACTATTCCAATTATCAGTGAATTTGATGGTGGTGGCATAAACAAAGCCATTGCTCAATTCAAGCAGTTAGAAACAAACGGTCAAAAGGCTCAGTTCGCTATCAAGAAGGCTGCTGTCCCAGCCGCTGCCGCACTTGTTGGTTTAGGCGCTGCACTGTTTGACGCCACTAAGGGCGCTATTGAAGATGACGCTGCACAAAAGAAATTAGCCCTTCAGTTAATGAACAGCGCTGGCGCTACTGACGCGCAAATTGCTGCCACCGAAACGTGGATTTCTACACAGGGTCGTGCGCTTGGCGTAACTGATGATGACCTTCGTCCTGCTCTTGCTCGATTGGTTAGCCAAACCCATGACGTCACTAAAGCCCAAGAACTTGCTTCGTTGGCTATGGACATCAGCGCTGGTACTGGCAAAGACCTAGGCACAGTCACCGAGGCTTTAGCCAAAGCCGCTGGAGGTTCCACAACAGCCCTAGCCAAACTGTCACCCGAACTCAAGCAAATGGCAAAAGACGGCGCAAGCGCAGACGAAATGATGGCCGTTCTTTCTGGCACTTTTATGGATCAGGCAACAGTTGCTGCCGACAGTGCACAAGGACAATTTAAGCGTCTTGGCATTGCCCTATCAGAAACAAAAGAGTCAATAGGCGCTGCACTTATCCCAGCCGTTGAAGCCATGCTTCCATTGCTTACTTCGTTTGGTAACTGGGCACAAGAACACCCCGGAATCTTGCTGGCTATCGGCGCTGCCATTGCCACTATCGCTGCTGCCATTGTTGCTGTAAACATCGCTATGGCTCTCAACCCATTTAGCCTCATAGCAATTGCAGTAGTTGGTTTAGGTGCTTTGCTTGTAACGGCCTACAAGAAGTTCACACCATTCAAAACTGTTGTGGACTCAATCTTTGGCGCTATGGAGTTTTGGATTGGCGAAGTAGTTATTCCATTGTTCAATACTTTGCTTTCAACTGTGAAGGCCGTCTTTAACGGCATCGCTCGAATCTGGAACAGCACAGTCGGCAAGTTGTCATTCAAGATTCCCGATTGGGTTCCGGGTATCGGTGGAAATGGTTTTTCAATGCCAGACATTCCAATGCTTGCCAATGGTGGAATCGTGACCAGCCCAACTCTTGCTTTAATCGGTGAGGCTGGCCCTGAGGCTGTTATCCCTCTTTCCCAAATGGGCAATATGGGTGGTGGCATGAACATCACAGTGAACGCTGGTCTTGTTTCAACGCCCGACCAAATCGGTCAGCAAATCATTGAAGCAATTCAACGCGCACAGCGCCGTAGCGGAACGGTCTTTGCAGCAGCATGAGTACCCCAACTATGCAGGTCATGGTGGGCTTTCAAAGCACCACAGGCTTCGGTACCCCATTCCTTCTGAATGATGCCTTCTACGGCGTTCTGGACACGGCTGGCAGGGGAACCCTTGGTGGTGTGACCATGGTTGATTTGACCTATTTAGTTGAGTCAGTCAATATCACCCGTGGACGCTCACGGCAGTTAGATCAGTTCAATGCTGGAACAGCAACTATTGCTTTTGACAATGCCAGCCAAATCTTGAACCCAAGTAACACGTCAAGTCCTTACTACCCGTTTGTGTTGCCTCGATGCCCAGTGCAAATCCTTGCCAACGGCGTTCCTATCTACACAGGTCTTGTGACCGACTGGAACCTTGACTACGACATCAGCAATGAAGACATCATGTATGCCTCTTGCGCTGATCAGTTCACAGTTCTTGCCAACCAATCGCTTAACGCTGTGACGCCATCTGTTGAGGCCTCAGGCGCTCGAATCAACACAGTGCTTAGTTACTCTGAAATCAACTATCAAGGCGCTCGGTCTATTGACACTGGTTCTTCAACGCTTGGTGCATACGCAATTGCCCAAGACACCAACGTGCTTAACTATCTGCAACTGGTAAACACTAGCGAACAGGGCTATCTGTTCATGAGCGCCAACGGGACTCTCACATTCAAAGGCAGGTCAAGTGTTCTTAACCCAGTTGCTGGGGCTACTTTTAACACCGACGGCACAGGGCTTCCATACCAAACACTGGTGAACCAATACGGCGATGAGTTGCTTTACAACTACATTGTGACTCAATCACCAGCAGGGGCTAAACAAACAACTAGCAACGCTCAAAGCATTGCGCTTTATCAGGCACAGCAATACGCCCTTATGGACTTGCTCAACAGCACCACAACGGAGGTTGCTGGGCTTGGCAACTATCTGCTTGGTAAATACCAAAACCCAGTTCTCCGCTTCACAGGGTTATCTACCCAAATGGCTGCTCTTTCAACGGCTAACCAAAACATCATTCTTGGCCTAGACATGACGAGCATTTGCACAGTCGTTAAGAACTTTGTTGTTGGTACTCCAGCGACGGAGACGCAGACCCTGATTGTTTCGGGCATTAGCCACAACATCACTCCGGGTAGCCATATTGTTTCTTATACTTTTGAGAGTACGGACGGCAACCAATACTTAACCCTTGACGATGCAATCTTCGGAACGCTTGACAACAACCTTCTAAGTTTCTAGAAAGGAAACAACATGACAGCACCAACAACATTCGTTTCAGGGGCAATCCTGACGGCAGCACAGATGAACGCACTGCCGTGGGGCATTGTTGATGCCACCGCTGGTGGTACCTCAGGTCGTGGCTATGTCGCTCGCACATCAGGCGATATTTCACTACCAACAAGCAACGGAGACTTGGGTAACTTAACAGTCACTTTCACAGCAGTGACAGGAAGATTGTACAAAGTTAGTTTTTCGTCTTATGTGGCTAACAGTGGTTCAGGCGCACAAACAATTATTTTGCAAATAGCAACAGGGGCCAATGTGCCAGTGCAAACGAATCTTCAAGAAGTGCCATCAGCAAAACAAGCGCCCACAACTATGCACGTTATTCTTTCGGGCTTAACTGGTTCTAATACTTACAAAATTAGAGGAAGGGCTACCACATACAGTGGCGCTTTACTTGCCGCTTCAACAGGTAACGAAGCCACAGCAACATTCAGCGTTGAGGATATTGGGCCATCAGCATGATGCAAAAAAGCCTGATTCTATTGGTGATTTGTGCATCGCTCACCGCATGCGCAGACCGTGAACGCCTCAACTGCCCACCAACCAAAAACAAAGCACTACGCGGCGTAACCGAAACAATCTCAACAACAACAGCACCTGCCTACGGCACTGGAGGGAAATGCGTATGAAACCCGACAACAGACACAGCAACGAAGAAATCAAAGCACGACTCATCTTTGTCGTAGCCATCGGCTTAACGCTTGCCTTTGTTCTGTCAATCATCTCACTTCTCTACGGCTTACTGTTCGTGACACAACCGCTCGAAGTCTCTCCAAATGACGATGCCGCTTGGTCTGTACTGTCGCCAATGCTTGCCACCTTGACAGGTGGGCTCTTGGGAGTTTTAGCAGGTAACGGGCTCAAAGACCGTCCGAAAGACCCACCAGCACCATGACCGCACGCAAATATCCTTTCTACCCTTCGTGGGATGGTGGCTCAACATCACCAATCACCAAGAAGTTTTACGATCTATGCAAACGGCGCTGGGCATTTACCAACCTAGGTATGTACGTCAATCGTCCTATGCGCGGCTCAAAAAACCTAAGCGTTCACGCCAGTGGTTACGCAGTCGATATGGGCTACCCAGCGACGCGAGCAGGACGCGCAGCTGCTAAAGAGGCTTGGAACTGGCTTATCGAGCATTCCGAGGAATTGCTGTTATGCGAACTGCATGACTATTCGTACCGCAACCCAGCACAGCCCGAATCAGACAAAACTTCTTGGGGTCGTGGCTATCGTTGCTCGCGCGGAGCAGGGCAAAAAGGGGTCAAATTGTTTAATTCAAAAGACAACGCTGGAACTCCGGGTGGCGTTTGGCTCCACGCAGAAATCAGCAACGAATGGGAAAACGCTGCAGACTTTGAAAAAGCATGGCGCGCACTTCCTAAGCCATAAGAACTCCCAGTATTGTTTGAGCGTTACTGGGGCTAGGTGGTGGGTATCTTTGTTTCCATTGGGATATCCACCACTGACTTCGCCAATTGTGTATAGTCACATTC